CATCGTTCGCCCGTTCCGTGAGGATGTCCATGATCATGCCGATGTCGTACATATGTAGGTCTTGTATGGATATCCCCAGGTCAAGGCACCTGGACAAAAACAGGCCGGTGGTAAATGGCCGGTCAGTTATTCGCCCTTTTTTTTTGCTTTGGAAGTGGTCGCCGCCTGCTGATAATAGATATCCATGATCTGCTGCGTGGCAAGGATCAGGTCGAGCGGCTCAAACTCAGAAAGCCATGTCAGGAAGGTCTCAAAAGTGAGTTTTTGAAGCTCTGACGGCTTGTCCTTATATTTGGCCTGCATTGCCATGATGAAACCCATCTTCTGGAAAAGATCGGTGTTGTCGTTGCCGTCCTGCGTAAGCTTCAGGAAATCTTCCTGAAAGACTTTCCGGTAATAATAAAGAGAGGCCGCGTCGGCGGCCATCTCGATCTGCTTGTTTCCTGCTGTGATTGTTCCGTACATTCTTTACCTCCTTACTGACCCGGCTGGTATACGCTCTGGAACCATGCGTTGTATACATCGTTAGTCGTGTCGGCAGATGTCCGGGCCTTCACGACCTCTTTGCCGACAAAGTTCCCAGTCTCCCCGCCGATGGTAATACTGTTGGCGGAAATGGTCAGCGTCTCAGTCTGCGGCTCGATGCTCTCCTCTTTGGTGTTGCCAGACAGCGCCGGGCGGGAGCTTGTGCAGTTGTATAGCACGTGGCGTACAGCTTTGACGTCCCCTTCGAACTGGAACAGCAGGGCGAAATGCTCAACTGCCGCATTCATGTCCTCGATCAGCACGTTATTTTCGTCTGCGGTCTCACCCAGAATATCCTTGCGGAAAGAATCCGGAATATAGGCAAGCTCAAAGTCGCCTTCGTAACCGCTGTTTCCGTTTCCGACCCAGTACACCACATTGTCCGCATAAAATTCCGTATTTTCACCCTGCGCATCCAGCGACAGGCTGACAGCGCCCGGAAGCGCTACCGGCGTTGCATACGTTGCGGTGCCATCTGCTGCAATGGTGGCTTTCGCATAATATACGTTCTTAATACCGTATTTGATCTTGTTTGTAGGATTGTTAGGCATTGTTTAACCCTCCGTAATGATTACGTCCATCTCATAGACCACTTCGTGCATCCGCTCACTGTCCAGATACTCTTCTTCCTTGCTCCAGACCATACCGTGCGACCGCAAGACGGCCTCGACAGTCTTTTCCAGCGTAAAGTCTTTGGCATCCGTGTAGAGCTCAACAGCTAAGTGGTTGATCTGCTGATAATTTTCATTGTCCGCAAGAAAATCATTGTCCTGCGGATAGAAAAAACAAATAAACGGCGGGTCAACCGCCGTGTCCTTTGTAAACTGATAATAGGCGTAAGGTACGCCAACCTCTGCGACCATGGCCGCTACTTCCTGCGTGGTCATCTCGATAACTCCATTGTGACAAGCTTTTCAAGTTCGGATTCGGCCCACTCTTCGACCGGCTTGATGTGCACGACCGGCGGAACCCTGCCGCCACCGCGCTTCGCATGACCGTTTTCAAGCAGATGCGCCAGCTGATAGGTGCCGCTTTTGCCGTATACGGTAGCGGTCGCGCCGGTGCGGGTGGTGGTGCTTGTAGACGTCCACCCCTTCTTGTAACGGCCCGTTTTACGCGGCGATTCCTTGCGAAGCTTCGCGGCAGCATCTTTGCCAACGGCAGGGACGATCAGCTGCAGGGATTTTGTCGCTTCCTCGCCGTATTCTTCCAGAATCTTGCTGACCGCCTTGGAAAGATCAATTTCCCGCGCCATTTGTGCCGCCCTTCCGCTCTGCGTAGAGCTCAATCGTATCATCCCTGCCATGATACGTCCTGTACACGCCGTACGCCCTACCGGCATACTTCACGGTGTCTTCTCCGTGGTAGTCATAGGCAAAGAGCGTAAAGCGGTATTCGGGATTCAAACCATTCCGACCGCCCTCAAAGAACTCGGACCGGGTCACGGAATCCACCTGGCAGTAAACCTGCCTTTCTTTCGGCGTTGTCCTCCATACCCCGTTTTCGTCCTGTTCTTTTGAGTATCCGATCAGGGTGATAATGCTTGATCTATCCATCAGCTATCACCCCAATCTGTATACCCTGTCCGCATGGACAGCTGAGCCTTTTGCTCATCGTATGATTTCTTCAGGCGGTCGTATTCGTCTGGCTCTCCGAAGTTAAGCAAAAAGTATGTGATGCGGGCCTGATCCACAAGTGGATCGTCCTCCACGCCCTCAACGCCTGCACAGCCCAGATCAAACAGGGCCGCGTCAAGCAGGCGGGCAACCTGAAGGTCGAATACGTCCGTTGTCATCCGCTTAGCCATCTTCGCGGCTGCTATCAGTTCTGTGCTTGCCATGATCTACCTCATTTCTTTGCTGCCTTCTGCGGTTTATCCTTTTGCGGCTTGTCGTTCAACAGCCTAGCCGCCCCTATGGACAACAGAAAATTGCACTCACCGGGAGAGACCTCTACAGTCTCCCCGGCTTTGTGCTTGATCCTCATGTCCTTGATCAGTTCGACCCTCATGCTTTGTTAACCTTCACAAGGCGGCCCGGCTCGGTGATGCCATGACCTGCGTACTGGCGGCCTACGACCTTCACAAGGTCTTTCTCGGCAAGGCTCAGGTCATCGTACTTCAGCGCGATTCCGTCACCCTCCGGGAAGTTGAACTGCAGGGCTCTCAGGTCGCCCACGATGGCGTAGGTATCACCCGAAGAAGCTGCGCTGTAAGCCTTCAGTGCAGAGGTGTACAGTCTCGGCAGGCCAGCAAACGGGTCAATGGAGAAATTGCCCTGAGCCTGAGCCGCAAGGAAATCCACCTCAGTCAGACGGTTCATAATAACCACAACATTGCTTGCCTGATCGGACAGGTGGGCGGCTGCGGTCGGAATCGCGGTGATACTGGGCGCTGCGGAAACAGCCGGCACACCAATGGCGGTTGCAGAGCTGGCAGCCGGTGCACCTACGATATCAGCAATGCCCTCGGCAGCAGCCTTGCGAATGATCTGATAGGTGATTTCATCGTAGATGTAGCGCAGGAAGGCTTCACCTCCCATGGCCATAGCCTCGTCTGTGATGGTGATCCACTTTTTGATGTTCTCCGGGATCAGCTCGGCCATTCCAAGGGTCAGAGTCTCTTCCTGCGGAGCTGCGGCACCCTCAGCGTGCACAACAGCAGGACCAGCAGACAGCTCAAAGGCTACTTTCAGATTGCCGCGCACAAAGGTTCTATGTACACGGGACATGATCGGGTCATTTTCCCATGCGGTGCGGATGTACTCATCCACGATCACGGGAACCGGAACCGGACCGCTTCCGGTAGTACCTTCCGGTGCGTTTTCAGAAATCACGCTGCGGCACTCATCCGCTCTGCCGGTTTTGATGTAATTTGCATATGCGTCAATATAAGCCTGAGAGGCACGCACTTCGTCAAGAGTGGTGCGGTGAGGCTCTTCGTCTTTCAGGCTGCGCACAACAGTGCCGGCGCCTGCGGCGACAGCGCTGCGGATATTCGCCTTCTGCTGTTCGGCGACTTTGCGCTTCTCAAGCTCTTCCTTGATGCCTCTGGCCTCTTTCTCCAGTGCATCCAGATCGGCGCCGTCGGCGTCCATTTCGGTTACAATCGCGGCCCTTCTTGCCTCTAGCTGTTCAATAGTCATCTTAGAGAAATCCATTTGTTATACCTCCGTGAGAATTTTGATTCTTGTTTTCTGTGCCTCGCGCTTCTGGTACTCCTCCATGATTTCGTCAATGACTCCCTTGCCGAAATTCCGCGCAGATATTGAAGTAGCATCGTTTGCCGGCAGGCTCACGGCGCTAACATCATACAATTTGGATATTTTGGTGATGGTGCGAAGCACGGTCGTAGTGGTTACACCCGTTTCCTCGTTGCGCTCTATGGTTTCTTCGCGCTTATCCTCAGCGACCCGGAAGCCAAAGGACATCTTGGTTGTATAACCGCCTTCGATCTCTTCGTAGAGGTCGCGGCCTATTTCTGTGCCGCCCAGGTCGGCCCGTACGTGCAGGCCATGCTGATCTGTCGCAAGCTCAAGCGTATCATTCGATGTACGGGCAAATACACGGCCCTCATGGTCGTACTGCATGACCACATCCGCCATGTCACAATCATCAAAAGCGC